CTATAATTGCCTTCCCATCTTGATCAACATAGATCATGGAATCATTAGTATTGTTAGTAACAAATCCACCAGATACCACCAATGTATCAAGGGTTTGTTGTTTTGCAGCTGAGGTACTCATATTCGCCGCATAACTTGGGTTTAATGTAAAATTGAATTTAGATAATAGCTGGGCCTTATTGTTCTCTAGGTAACTAGTCACAGATTTTAAATCATACTTACTTGGGACCCTGATTGTTCTACCGTCTAGCTCGCCATAATTAAACCGAGCTGCAAAAACGTTTTGGGCGTTCTTCCACGCCTTGCTTGCATCAGTAATACCATTGCGCGTCAGCATGCTAGCCATTGCATAGTTTTGCATGAATTTAACCGTATCGTTTATGTGCTCTTGAACGCCGCCGCTGCCGCTATATGCTTTCAATGAATCTTCGTATTGTTTGAAATTTGAGTTAGTCTCGGCCTTGATGATATTTTTTTCCACTTCGTTATCAACTTTTGAGGCACTTTCTTTTAGCTCACCCGGCTTTAATTCTGTCATTTTGTCATATACTTCTATGTCAGGGCTGTTGGGACCTACCCCAATGATGTACTGATTAGACGGTGACATATGCCCTCGAGTAATTAGATCCCTAACCATATTGGGGAAATACTCCCCAGCACTTTGCGCCCATCTTTGCATCAGCTGAGCTTTTTCTACTGCGTTTGATAATGAGTTAAACTGGTTAACCATCCCGGTTGCCATGTTGTTTGTCAGCACAGATGCTTGTGACTGATCTTTTCCAGTGTAATGTTCTTGAGATAAAGCCAATTGCCGCATCACATTAACAGGCAATGGTTTCCATCCACTGGCTGGCATTGTATTAAAATCAGCGCCCACCTGGTTGCGCACTAGTTGTTCATTTAGAGCACTCGACATTTCGGGCTGGTTTAAATGATAGGCAGCTGGATCAGAATTTTGTGCTTTCCTAGCTGCCGCCAACATACTGCCGACCTTTTCCCAGTTTCCAAGGTCGCGCCCAAACTCATCTCCGCTATTTTGTGGTGTAGGTTTTTGTGATGAGTAGATTTGGTCTTGAGCAGACAACGGGGCAGCCAGTATGCTTTTAACGCTTGCGGAAACCAATTGCGCGTCTTCAGTCATGCGATCGAATTTAGGCAACAGCTTTGGTGCGTAGGTTTGAATGTCTGACCTTAACTTAGCATTAGGCGCCGCTCCATTTAAAATTGCACGCTGCTCATCTCCAATCATTGCCGTAAAGTTCGAGGCCTTAACAGATGAAGCGTTAAGCTGTGATTGGAAATCTTTTGTGAGACTTTTTGCCAAGATGGCTCTTTGCTTTGGGCTGTAGCTATTTAGAAATGATTGAGTATTTCCAAAACCTTTTGCTGGCGCGTTGGGATCTCTAACGAAATTAATAAAATCTGCAGCCTTTTGCGGGTCACTTTTTACTGTTGCTAGAAACTGGGATCTTATAATAGATTCATTGAATTCATCGTTTGCATGTTTGATCATGCTCGCGGCTTCTTCTCGCCCTAGCTGATTCCCAATACGCCGTAGCGTGATCGCATCAGTACGCTGTTTTAAATATTGACCAGCAGCCGCAACTTGTTGGTTTACAAGCTCAGGCTCTGCATTCCAATTGATCTGTGAGATTTGATGTAGTTCGGCGGAACGGGTAGTATTGTCAACCTGGATAGCCTGCATATCCATTTTGATTTGATTCTGTTTCAACGCGTGTTGTTGAAACTCTAGCATTGATTGACCCGTTTGGTGAGTCAAAACGTTCTGGATGATCGCCTTGTTAGACTGTGGCGCTTGATTAATCATCTGTGTTGCATACTGTGATTGCAACTGATTAAATACCTGAGCCTGTACGTTGGCATCAGGGCTGGCCTGTTGTGCCTCAAATTTGTTTTTCTGAGTGCCCAGAATGGCATCAGTGCTCATCATGGCGCGGTTAGTTGCAAGGGCTGCCTGGTTGTATGCTTGCGTGGCAATTCCACCAAATCGCTCAGGCCTGAAATTAGGATCAAGCCCCGCCATCTCCCCTTTCTCTTGACCAGCTTGTGCCTGTGTTCTGATTAACTGCTGCGAACCAAATTGCTGTAAACGTTGGCCAAGCTGGGTGAGTGATTGAGCGCCCGCCGATGCCTCAGAAATACCGCCCTGCTGTACCTGGCCCTGCGCAGTGAATCTGGGTAATCCTCTCATAGTATAAAATCCTGCATTGGTGTGCTTGAGTACAATTCACCCATTACCGATTGATGTTGTTTTAGCGGAAACGGTGTTGCTTGTTGCTGAGATGTAAATACCGGCTGTTGAGCTGGCGACTTTGTAAATACGCCAGCGTTAAACACAGTTGTAGCAGCATTGAATACGTCTCCCATGCTGCCAAACATTGAGCTTTGTTTTGATGCTTTTTGCGCGTTCAATGCTGATAATTTATCGAATGATAGGTTTAGTGCGTCTGCATTTTCATCTTGTGCAAACTGATCAAATGAATCACGACCTACTGCAAAAAAAGACGGACTAGAAAGAGCTAGCCCACTAGCCCCTTCCCTAGCCACTTGTGCAGCCATGACCTCATTCAACCGATGTGCTCGCTGTGTAGAGCGCTCTACGTTTGCCGCTTCTTCTTGTTCTAGGCGTAATCTGATTGCCTCTTCCTGAGCTTTCTCTTGTTCATGCCTACCAAATAATGAAGTGGCGAGACCTATTCCCGCTATCGCTGACTCTGCGGCTGATACTGCGCCCATTTGTACATCCGTGTAATAATTGGGATAAATAATTGTACAATTATTTTACAAAAATATCAATAAAAATACAAGGGTAATCTAACAAAATAGGTGATAGCCTAGGTGTAAATGATTCAAATGTATACAAATGTCTACGAAGTTTTGCGGGAGTTCGGGAACTTAGCCGGGAACTTAGCCGGGAACTTAGCCGGGAACTTAGCCGGGAATAAAACCCCTTTAAAAACTATTTTTCATAAAAGATTGGGAACGTTTACGTAAAGATTGAAGGTTTGCGTGAATGTTAAAAAAAATCGACACGTTATTGGTATATGTCGATTTCATCGACACGTTAAATTGTCACTTCATATCCCACCGATAAGATGTTCATCGGTAACGGGTCTTCTTGTGTAATGGTAATTGTCTTAGGTTCGCGTTCAGATGCTCGGCCACCCGGGCTGATATACCAACCCTGGTTATAAAGTTGAAATGATCCTGTTTGAGGTTCAGCAGATGGTTGTAACGTGTTTTCGTCAAATACATCGTTAAGCTGTAGGTTTGGTATTAGCTGTTCACCATTTACATAAACCCCAAGTGTTTCATGAAATTGCGCCCATATCCTATTGATTCTTTTTGGAATATAGTTTGTTGGGCCTTGTTGGCTTTGTATGATAACTGGCAATACCTCAATGAGGGGATTGAACCCAAGACCGACCTCAACTACTGTTGCAGCTTCGTCTATTGTGATCTCTCCATTGATCACCATTTTATCAGGCTGCACAAATCCATCACCACGAACTTTCACAATTTTTCCATTAAGGTGCTCAAGTCCAGTAATACTTGAGGTTGGGCTCCCAAACGTTTGAGTTTTTTGAGAGTCCATAAAAAAATCAAAGTTAAGCCGCTCAATATACCTTACCGGTAGATTGTTTGCCGTGCGTTCAACAATGAAAAAGATATCGTCTCCGACTTCCTGGCACCGCAAAAATTTGCCTTGCGTTTCGGATAATGTCCATGCGCTTACGTCTTGCTCTGCTAATGATTGGAAATTGGCCATTGTCCCATCGTTGTTGATGAGAAATAAATAATCGGCATCATCCAAAAAAGACCCTCTTAAAACACATGAATCAAGGGGTTGACGGATTAAGTTGGAGCTAATTATAGAAACATTCTTGCTATTATATGATTGGCTATCAAAATTAAAATCATACGCCATAACACCTTTGCCACCTCTCTTAACGTAAAACGTGAAGTTGTCGAGTATGACGGGGTCAACATTCGTGGCGCCCTTTCCTGTTTGTCTTTGTATTGAAATGTTGGATGGTGTTAACGGCGAGTCTTCAATCTGTGGCGCGGACCACTCGCTGGAAAATGTAAACAACTGAAGAGACCTATCTGACACAATGTGCTTGATGTCGTTAATTTTGTTCGATCCGAGCGTTGCAATGATTGCTTGATCATCTTCTCCCGTTCCGATATCAAAATCAACAAAATCATCCACTTGGGATGCGAATATAGTTTGAGGCAGGGACCTACTCCCGCCAAAATACAGGCGGTCCTGATAAAAAGTGCAGCTGATTGGCCACCCTCTGTTTCCAGATCCATCTGGTTCAAGGTCACTCCATGCCTTTTCTAGTACATCGCAATCTTTTCCACTATACGCACTTTTTTCAAATTCTACAACAACTTCTACATCAACAACCGTAGAGCTAACCTTGTTAGTTATTCTAGCGTACCCTAGTGGCTGGGTAACATCTGAACCAGATGCAAAAAATGCTCCACCTACGTACGCATCTGTAAATAAAAATGGGCCAGAACCGCTTACAGTTAATTCGTGATTCCCTTTCGTTGTACCGGACAATGTGAACGTATTATTGTCATATGTTCCCTGTATGAAATCATGGAACGGTACAAAGGTAAAATCAAATGGAGAAAGATTCCAAGTAACATCATCACCGCCGCGGCTTAAAAAATGCGGGATAAAATCCGGATGAGTAATCACTAACCTGTTTGTAGTTTGTGCAAATTTTAAACTATTTATAACCGAATCTGGGTAGGGTGTAACAAGCGTCGCTTTAAGTTCACCATTTAAATAAATACGTAAAGTTGCTGACGTAAATAGCAGTAAGTATGCAACTTCTTCGCTGAACTCAAAATCATTTAGTTTAAATTGGGTAGATGAGTCGGTAATATCTGCAATAAACTCGGTACCAAATCGCCGTTTTGCTCCCCCGCCTGGCAACACCAAAACGTTCCGCATTTGTCTTGCTGCTTTTTTGTACAATACAATATCTGACCTACCGATAAGGCGTGGCTCCATCTCTCCATGGGTAAAATCGTTTTGAACAACGAGCGTTCCCATGCTATCTGCTACTCACATAACGACCAGAACCACGATGCGCAGCAATGAGCGCATCACGATTGAATCTTGGGTTTGGTGTTGATTGGCTATCAATGGTGCGAGCAATATTCATTTGCATGCGGTATTCTTCGACCAACAATTGTTTGAGCGGCTCACTTTGCGCTACCGACATCGCCAGGGAAGAAGCTAGCGCCTTTATCATCAGCTCTACAAAGTAAGCCGGGAAATCGCCTTCATTTACATTTTCCAAAAAATCCAATACTAAGTCACTACCGCCGGCATTGTTGTAGTTTGTATAGATTCGATCCCTGAATTGCTCATAGTCAACATTCGGGCGTATGCGATACGCAACTAGAAAATTGTCAGGCAACAGGTATGAGTATTGCCATTGACGGGGCAGCGGCGTTTCATTTAGTTTTGCCAGTGCCGCAGTATTCATTGCAAAACGCCACGGGTGAGAACTCAACGCATTCAGTTTTAACACGTCGTAGCGTTTTGATGCGGCCGAGGTTGTTGGTGTATCGTTAAGATCGTTCACAGGGCGCGGCGAACCAATTTCGCTAAACGCCTGTGAAACGATCTCTGTTTTACTAGTGCCAGATACTAGTGACATTAAACAACGGCCCTAAATACCATATAATTAACAATAGTATTGTTTGTCGGGTCAACGTTGAACTCAACTTCAACCGCTCCAGCTAATGCAATCGATCTATTAATTGTAGTAGCTGCGCCGGGTGTATTCATTGTTACAAGAGTAACATCACTAACTAAAACACCAGAAACTGGAAAAGACTCAGTCGAAGAACCGCCGGTAGTTAAATGCGTTCCACCCGCAACAACTTTAAATTCCCCAGGTCCATCTGACTCAGTTTTAACCGTTCCACC